CATTGAGCGCCAGCGATCAACGTTTTAGCCGGACCGGATAAATCGTGTGCGTAAGTTTTGTCCTGGCCGGCAAATGACCGTCAATGCTCAGATGATGCGCCGCGAACAGACCAAACTGACTGGGTAATTCAGAACAACGGCTTTCGATGCGCTCGGTTTGGTCGAATCGAGGAGGGTTAAAGCACCCTCGCTTAGTGGTGTGATCTAGAACCCTCGACAGCGCGGCAACATTCCATAACGGCTCATTCCGCGAATCACGCTTTGGGCTTCTTGACCTGCCGGGATTGTACCCCACGTTAGGTATCATCCAGGGAGAACTCACGTGCCGGGTTACGAAAGGCTACAAGAGGATCAACGCGATAAGCGGTTCACGATAGCGGACACAATCGACGTCCTAGTTCAGAAAAACATCGCGCTCGAACACCCGGGCGCCGCGCGAGTCCAGGTCGGCGGGTTGCAGCTCCCCTCAGAAGAAATTGTCGGCCTGGTAAACGTCTTCGTCGAGAGTGCTGCCGACGACAAGACGTTCATTATCTCGCTGCCCACCTCCACGCAATTTCGCGCTAAACGCCAAGACACCTCAGAGATTGAAACTTTTGAGATTTTCCAACTCGACGGTGCGACCTTCGATTGCAGCGGCGATGTCGAGCTTCCAGACGGCACGCACCTATGCATGGTCGAAGTTATCCCTGCCTTGCTTCCTTATCATGTGACTGACCTGGATTGGTGTATTGTCCATCACACGATCGAGTTCATTGGCGCCGAACAGGAGTGCTACACATACCCGATTCACTTTGAACGACCACGAGATGCGCTCGATTGCAGCACTCTCCCGACCCTCAAGGACAGAATCCCCCTGTTGAAGCAGATCCAAGGTTACATTGCGGACCAAGAGCCTACCCTTAGAGATCTCTCAGAACAGCAAATAGCCAAACGGGATGCGAATACCGGCGCGCAGAATGTCGTCGCGACCTAGACGGGCGAACGATTAAGGCAAGCTTGCCACAATTAGACTTGTATCGCGATTGATGCACAGCGTCAAAAAATGATGACTGTAGGAAGCTCCATCCACGGAAATGGAGCTTCCGATGACCCTGGATCGCGCCACGATGGTGGCCATCCGCAGACTACGGCCCAACAAACGTAACGCTCGAACCCACTCCAAGAAACAAATCAAACAAGTCGCAAACTCCATCCGCCGATTTGGGTGGACCAGCCCGATTGTCGCTGATGAAGATCTGCAAATCATATGTGGGCACGCGCGCTTTGAGGCCGCCAAGGAGCTCGGGCTGAAAGATGTCCCCGTCCTTGTGGTACGCGGGCTCAGCGACGCTGAAAAGCGCGCCCTTGCTCTCGCCGACAACAAGATTGCGGCCAACGCGGGCTGGGACCGGAGCGTCCTGGCGGCCGAGCTCGGAGAGCTTGCCGCCCTGCTTCCCGAGTACAATCTCGACATCGATATCACTGGCTTTGAGCCCGCTGAAATCGACGGCTTGATAGCCGATTTCGGGGAGTCCGAGGAATCCGCCGACGCTCCCTGCGAGGTTGCGGAGCAGCCAGTAAGCAACAAGGGTGACCTCTGGCAGCTCGGCCATCATCGGCTGTTGTGCGGCGACGCGTGCAATCAAGCCGATTGGGCTGGACTGATGGCAGGCGATATGGCTGCCATGGTGTTCGCCGACCCGCCTTACAACGTGCGAATGGCCACGACGCTTGGCCGCGGCAAAATCAAGCACCGCGAATTTGCTCGTGCCTCGGGCGAAATGTCATCGGCCGAGTTTGCAGGATTTCTCACCCAATGGATGCGGCTTACCGCAAAGTTCTCCGACGATGGCTCGATCCATTTTGTTTGCATGGATTGGCGACATCTCGGCGAGATGCACCGCGCCGGAGAAGAGGTCTTCGGTGCCCTTCAAAACCTCGTGGTCTGGAACAAGACCAATGCCGGCCAAGGCAGCTTTTACCGGTCACAGCACGAGCTGATCTTCGTCTACAAGAATGGCGACACCTCTCACCTCAACAACATCGAGCTCGGTCGGCACGGCAGAAACCGCTCCAACGTGTGGACCTATGCGGGCGTCAACACCTTCCGCAAAGGCCGGCTGGACGACCTTTCGGTCCATCCCACCGTCAAGCCCGTCGCGCTGGTTGCAGATGCAATCAAGGACTGCTCGCGGCGCGACGATATCGTGCTCGACCCCTTTATGGGATCCGGCACCACACTGCTTGCTGCCGAACGCGTAGGCCGGCGAGCATATGGCATCGAGCTCGACCCGCTCTATGTCGATGCCGCCATTCGGCGTTGGCAGCAGGTCACAGGGCGCGACGCGATTTTGGCCGGTAGCGGCCAAACGTTCGACGAGATATACGCCGAACGCGCCGCCCCGACATCCGCGAGGATCCGGAAATGAGCTCCCGCAAACAGCGAACGCCGGGCGGCGCGGGTGCGTCCGGTAAGCGAACTGAGGTCCGATACGGCCGCCCTCCGGTCGAGCACCAGTTCAAACCGGGGCAGTCCGGCAATAAGCGCGGCCGGCCAAAGGGGTCGAAGAACGAGGCGACCATCATGAGCGAGCTGCTCAACCGGCGCATCGAGATTCGCGAAAGAGGCAGGGCGCGAAAAGCCACCGCTCTGGAAGGCATTCTCCTGCGATTCGTGGAAGACGCCCTCAAGGGTAACCCTAAGGCGGCTACCTTCCTGCTTAATCGCAAGCAGATCGTGGAATCTTCTGAAATGCCGGCAGCCGAAACCCTCGATATGGACGACCAAAAAGTGCTGGAATTCTTCAAGCAGCAGCTGGAAGAGCAATTCAAGAGCAAAGAGGAAGGCCAATGACCCACCACGACGCCGCCGTTTTGGACGCGATTCTCCGCAACGATTTCCAGAGCTTTGTCTATCGCTGCTTTCTGCACCTCAACCCGGGTACGAAATTCCTTCCCAACTGGCACATCCGGGCAATCGCATATCAGCTCGACCGCGTTCGCCGCGGCGAGATCACCCGTCTGATCATCAACATGCCGCCACGCTACCTCAAGTCCATTACCGCATCAGTTGCCCTTCCCGCTTTCCTGCTTGGCCACGAGCCCTGGCGCCGGATCATCACAATTAGCTACGCTGACGAGCTTTCTGCGAAGCATACAAGCGACTTCCGATCCATAGTGCATTCGCCTTGGTACCAACGCGCCTTTCCCAACATGCGGATCTTGCGCAGCACCGAAGGCGAGTTGGTCACGACGAAACGCGGCTTTCGTAAGTCGACCTCGGTATCGGGCACCCTGACCGGGCTTGGCGGCGATCTCGTCCTCATCGATGACCCACAAAAGCCCGTGGACGCGCAATCGGACGCGCGCAGAAACAGCGTCAACCAGTGGGTTACAAATACCTTGATGTCCCGCCTAGATAACAAGCAGACCAGCGTGGTGATCGTGGTGATGCAGCGGGTTCACATGGACGACCTTTCGGGCTATCTCACCGGCTCGTCGGACGACTGGACGGTCCTCAGCCTGCCCGCCATTGCAGAAGCCGAAGCGGCGATACCGATCGGACCGGGCAAATTTCATCATCGGCATATCGGCGAGGCGCTGCATCCGTTGCACGAGTCGATCGCAACGCTGCAGAAATTGCGGCAGACGCTCGGACCGGACGTATTTGCCGCGCAGTATCAGCAAATGCCCGTGCCGGCCGGTGGTGCGATGATAAAGAGGGCTTGGCTTCGATATTACGACGAGCTTCCCACCCCTGAGTACCGCCGGATTATTCAGAGCTGGGACACTGCGGCAAAAGATGGCGCGCAAAATGACTGGTCGGTCTGTACCACATGGCTGGTCGATGATGGCAACTACTACCTGCTCGACCTTGTTCGCGACCGGTTTGAATACCCGCTGCTCCGCGACGCCGCGATAGAGTTGGCAAAGCGCTTCCAACCGCATGAAATTCTGATCGAGGAGGCGTCGACGGGCATCGCCCTAGCCCAGGAGCTGCGCGACAGAGGCGATTTTTTCGTCAACCCCGTCAAGGTCGAGCGTGACAAGATTGGCCGGCTTTACGTGCAGCAGGGCAAGTTCGCGGCCGGCCGCGTGTGGTTTCCGAGGAACGCGCCGTTCTTGGCTGCCCTGGAGCAGGAATTGTTGACCTTCCCGCAGGGGCGCACCGACGATCAGGTAGACAGCATCAGTCAGGCGCTCGCTTATGATGGGATGAGCTATGATCACACCTTCAGTTGGGTTTGAGCCTGGAGTCGGAGCGCGCTGTTTTTGGAGTCGCCGCTTGTGGTACTCGGCGCCTTTGTACCGCGTCGTCATCGAGCATCTGATGCCACAACGACCTTCGAAAGAGCCAGAAAAATTGCTCGCGAATTCGCTCGACTTCGGTGCCGATTGGAGCGGTAGTGGGGCCGTCCAGAACGGGCTGCAGGGGGCTGCAGTAAGGTCCCCGAGGACTTGGTGACCCCTCCCCTCCTCTCGCCCTGCCCGCCCGCGGGGCTTGCGTCAGTGGCAGCACATGAAGCTGTCGTTGATGCAAGGGAGGGCCAGATATGGCCATCAGCAGAATCACGTCGAGGAAGGCGAAGCGCTCAAAATCTGCGCGCAGCAGGCAGGCGACCACGGCTGCAGAAAAGCCGAAATCCTCAAAGCCGGAATCGAAGGCGACTGCAAAGGCTTTAGCAAAGCCGGGCAATGGCCCGTCTTCGAAGCAAGAAGCCGTGCTTTCAATGCTGCGTCACGCCAAGGGCACAACGGTCGCGGCGATCGTGGAGGCGACCGGTTGGCAGCCGCATTCGGTGCGCGGCTTTTTTGCCGGGGTGGTCAAGAAGAAGCTCAAGCTGAAGCTTAATTCCGAAAAAGTCGGCAAGGAGCGCATCTACCGGATCGCGAAGTCGGGCACCGGGTCATGACGAGCACACGCCCGGGCATCGTTGACCGGGCGGCCGATCCAGCGGTCGAGGCCGAGCTGGAGCGGCTGCCCAAGATGCCGATCGTTGAGTTGCGTCGCCGTTATCAGGAGCTGTTCCGAGCCGAGCCGCCGAAAGCGTTCGGTCCGGATCTGCTTCGGCGCAGCATCGCGCACAGGATTCAGGAGCGAGCCTATGGCGGCCTCTCGCGGGAGCATCAGCGTCTGCTGGATCAGCTGGTGAAGGCGGCTCAGGCCAAGCCGAGCGGTCGGCTCGAACTCCCGCAACGGATCAAGCCGGGCTCTGAGCTGGTGCGAACCTTCAATCGTAGGACCTACCGGGTCGTGGTGATGGAGAAGGGCTTTGCCTGGGAGGGGAAGATCTTTTCCAGCCTCTCCGAAATCGCCCGTGAAATCACGGGCACCAATTGGAATGGCCCGCGATTCTTTGGGCTGCGGTCGGCGTCCTGCAGAGAACAAGGAGGCTTGAGGCCCCATGACGGCCGATAATCGAAAGATCCTGCGCTGTGCTATTTACACCCGCAAATCGACCGAGCATGGCCTGGAGCAGGAGTTCAATTCCCTACACGCTCAACGGGAGGCCTGCGAGGCCTACATCAAAAGCCAGGCGTCCCTGGGTTGGAAGGTCCTGCCCCAGCCCTATGATGATCCTGCCTATTCCGGTGGCAACCTCGACCGCCCCGCCCTGAAAAAGCTCCTGCGCGATATCGAAGCTGGCAGGATCGATGTGGTGGTGGTCTACAAGATCGACCGCCTCACCCGCTCGCTCGCCGACTTCGCCAAACTGGTCGAGGCCTTTGATGCCCGCTCGATCTCCTTTGTGGCGGTCACCCAGCAGTTCAACACGACCACCTCCATGGGCCGGCTGACGCTGAACGTGCTGTTGTCCTTTGCCCAGTTCGAACGG